CTATTTAAAAATGTTATGTTGAATTGCATAAAAAAAGAAGCTTACCAAAGCTCCTACTGATAATCCTATATACCATTTGAGAACAGATACAAGTTGTTTTAATTGATCACAAAGATTCTCAATTTTAGTATCTATTTTGGATTGATTTTGTTCTATCTTATCAATTCTTTTTCCATGATTATTAAGCCTAATATCATGTACATTAATTTTTTCTTCCAGTCTTTTATGTTTTTCTTCGCAAACTTTTAACTCCACATTATACCTCCATTAAATAAAACACATCTTTTGTATATACTTTTAATTTATAGCCTTTCTTATATTACAAAAAAATTAGAGCAATAGAAATAATATCTATGCTCTAATTTTTTGCAATAAAAAAGACCTATTATGGTCATCTAATTTATCTTTATTTAATTTTACACATTGTTAACTTAAATTGATCATCACATAAATCTAGTATTCTATAATCATTACAATTGTATTTAATAGATTTATTATTTTCATCTGTATCAACTAATTCAATATTATCTATAACTTCATTCATGTCTAATTGAAAATCAGTCTTCCATATTCCACTTTCATCTCTAGACATAGGAAATTCTTTATTATTCAAATTTTGGGTTATGACATTTACATCATCTGCACCATATTTGTTGTACCAATTTTCTAATTGAGTATTATCTGTAGGTTGCCCAAGATTAAGAAAATTTGATTTTGTTGAATAATAATTTTTATTTTGATTAATTAGATAAGAATTAGGATAGTAAACTGGTATTCCATCTAAACAATATCTTATGTTTTTTATATAACAACTTCCTGTATATTTTGATGCTGTAGCACCTATACATATAAGATTTTCATTTGTATTATAAAAATGATTGTTTTCTTCAATTAAGATATCATTTATATAGACTTGGAATTTTGTTTGTCCATATTTAATAAGTTTTATTGTATTAAAATCAGTTAAATCTACATCTATGGATTTTGTAACTTGAGGAAAATTATCATCATTGAATATATTTATTTTTGTAGGTTCTAACCCTAACATAATTCCTTTTTCACCATCATTTATTTGTATACTCAAAGCATAAGATATATTAGAACTTACAATTTTTATATTGAATTCACATGTAACAATTTTTTTACTATTAATTATATTTTTCATTTCTAATCCAGCAGGAGAAGTTGTAGAATTATCATTTATATATAACATTCCATTCACAATACTCATTAGATTTATACCAGTTATATTATCCCAAAGAGGTTTTGCTACATTAGGTAATACACTACAATCATATTCTAAATCCCAAGCTGGTCTAAAAGTTCTCACAAAAATCATTCCTTTCTATATTAGATTTTAAAAATTATTCTATTTAAAATGAATACTTTATATCATTCTTTCATTAACACTTCAAATTTACTGTTATTAATTTTTTTAACTTTATCTGATATTTTATAATTATTGCAACCATATTCAATATATTTTTTATCATCTTCTTCTATAAGATTTATACTATCTTTTATATCATTTAAATTAATATCAAAAGATTTATAATAATCATTTTCTAGCTTTGTAGGTATCCTTTTATTATTTAGTTCTTTAGTGAGTATAGATAAATCATTATATCCGTATTCATCCATTATATTGTTTAACTCTTCACTATTATCTATCTTTCCTAAGTCTATATAATTATTATTTATTGAATAGTAATTATTATTTTGTTTTATTAAGTATTTATTAGAAAGCACCTCCTCCATCATTTCTAATTCTCCAATTCCCCCATATGTTGTAGATTGAGAATAATAGCTATCTATAATTAAAATTCTATAATATTTGTAGCTTTCATTATTATCAAATTCATATATTGCTTTTGATGTATCTAAATCACCATATGGATGAAATCCTACATATATATCTTCATATAATATATCATCATTACTCCCCTGTAATTTGAAATTTTTCACACTTTCAGATGCATGTACACCATTTCTAATTGTTATTTTAGCTATACACCTTGTTCTATCTTTAAAAAATATCTTTAACCAATGTCCACCCGTTGGTTGAGACTGGTTTTCAAAATTCCATGCAGAATTTACAGTATTATCAAATGCTAAATAAGGAAAAAGTTTTTTAGAACCAGTCTGAGTAATATAATATGCTGAACATGACAGTTTAATATTAGTATTTTCATCACTTGTCATTATTGGAATTATATTATCTGTATACTTTTTTGATGATACATTAGGATTATATGGTTTTAATTTTCCATTTTCGTCTATATCTATAGCGTCTAAACCATATACTGTCTCTTTTTGATTATTTGATATTTCTACAAAATGTTCTTTAAACAACAATCCAGCTTTTTCAAACATTAAACGTTGGTCAATTGAATTGGGAGAATAATCACTAAATGTATAGTTTATATCATCTATTTTAATATTCATATTTGATGACCTATTACTAGACATAGTATCAATTAATCTTATTTTACTTCCTATAAAATTAAACTTTATAGTACAATTTTCACTAGGCTGAAAATACATTAATGAATCATTAGAATATTTTGAACCACTAACTATTTGTTTAATACCAATATAAGTAATATTACTATCAGTATCATCATATCTTTTCCAACCACTTTCAGTTTGTAATAATTGTTCTCCTATTGTAGCCATCTTATATCACCTCCTACACTTCCTTAAATAATATATTACAAATATCACTATTTTTCTTTAATTTGTCTATTGGTCTAAACGGAATTGTTTCTGTTTCTATATTGACATCAGTTTTACTCATATCATCTGTCCATATTAGAAGTTTCAGATTAGACTTATCTGAAAAAGCAGTATTCCATTGCTCCTCTGTAATTGCCGTTGCATCTACAAACCCATTATTTATAAAGTTATTTTCATCTAATACTTGTGAAGGTGATAAGACTATATTTGTACCATCAAATGTATATAGCTGAGATTTATATTGAATTAAGAATTTTAATTTATATTCTTTAAATATTTTAAAAGATAAAAAGCTTCCGCTACTTACATCCGATCTAAATGATATTCTTTTACATTGTTTTGTTTTATCTAAAACACTATTTTTAAAATTATAAATATCATTATTATCACCAAAAACAGTATTTTTTGTTCCATCTGTATAATAGATTATATATTGACTTGTTGCTGTATAAGTAAAATTTATATCAAACCGACTATAGTAATCTTCTTTTAACTCAAAATTAAAATACTGATAAATGCCACCAGACGCCAATGGAAACTTGGCTTGATTTAGCCAAGCTGAGTTTGTTACTTCTACTTCTGTATCAAATTTAGGCTGATTTATCATTTTTTTATAATTTGAATCCATCTCAAACTCAAATAGCTTACCATTCCCTAACCTCCCTTTATCAGTTCCATTAATATTTTGAGTATCTACAGTTTTAGTTAATAAATTCAAATCATCTATACCGTAAGTTTCAAAATCAGTTTGAGTTAATATTTCTTTTTCTTGTAAATCTGCTATAGGTTCATAATTACTATTTTTATAAAATTCAGATTTTATTGTATAATATTGGTTATTTTGTTTAAGTAAAAATTTATTAAGACTAGGATTATAAGGTTTTAATATCCCATTTTCATCTATGTCTATTGCATCTAAATCAAACCATCCATATTCGTTATCTTGTTTTTCGATATAAATCTCAACACTATATTCTTTAAAACTAGTCATTTCTTTTCCAAAAATTAATACTAGTGAAGCAGGCGTGATTGGATGTATATACTCCACATAACTATAAACAGTATTATTTATTTTTATTTTAACATCTTTTGAATGACTATTATTCGTAAATACTAATATTCTTATTTTACTTCCAACAAAATTAAAACATATTTTATCTCCTACTGTATTTGAATAATGAGAATCATGATCTGTTTTCCATCCATTTCCGATGTAGCTGATGTTTTTATCAGTATCATCATACCTTATCCATCCACTTTCAGGTTGCAATAATTGTTCTCCTATTGTAGCCACTTTATATCACCCCTATACTTCCTTAAATAATATATTACAAATATCACTATTTTTCTTTAATTTATCTATTGGCCTAAACTTCACTTCATTAACAATTCTTTTTTCAGTATTATCTACCAAATATCTTTTACTATCTTATAATTTTGTATCAATTGATACAGGAGAATAGGTTATTGTATTATATGAGACTCCATAAAAATTAAATTTGAAGTATTCATCCATGCTCCTGCATAACTTATATTAATATCTTTAATAGTCCTTTTCTGTATCTATTTTTGCCTATACTGCATGATATCAAATTCATCATCACATAAATCTAGTATTCTATAATTATTGCAATCATATTTAATAGATTTATTATTCTCATTTATATCAACCAAGTCAATATTATCCGTAACATCATTAATGTCTAATTGGAAATCAGTTTTCCATACTCCATTTTCATTTTTAGACATGGGAAACTCTTTATTATTTAGATTTTGAGTTATGATATTTACATCACCTGAACCATATTTGTTATACCAATTTTCTAATTGAATATTATCTACAGGTTGTCCAAGATTTAAGAAATTAGAATTAGTTGAATAATAATTTTTATTTTGATTGATTAAGAATTTGGGAATATAATATAATTCTACTTCTCCAATACCATAGCTAGTTCCTCCGTTATCATATCTATCTTTAATAAACAACCCCCAATATTTATGATGTGTATTATTATTAATTTTAAAACTTTGCATTAAATCATTATTTTCTAAAACCCCACTAAATATAGTAGTATAATTAACATTGTCATCAGAGTATCTTACATCAAAATTTTTACAGCGTCTGTTTCCTGAATACATTATTTGTTTTAATTTTATTAAATTTACGATATAAGATTTTTCTAATTCTATTGTTATCAAAACTTGGAGGTTTCCCTTGTTCGTTAAATATCCATCATCAATGTTTAAAACACCATTGTTCAGTTTATTAACAGGGAATCTTTCATCGGCTGGTTCACTTGCATAAACAGGTCTATTTAATGCTAAGTTTTTAGAACACATAAAATCCTTCCTTTCTATTTAAAATGAATATTCTATATTATTCTTTCATTAATATTTCAAATTTGCCATCATTAATTTCTTTAATTTTATTTGATATTTTATATCCACTACAACCATATTCAATATACTTTTTATCATTTTCTTCTATAAGGCTTATACTATCTTTTATATCATTTAAGTTAATGTCGAAGGACTTGTAATAATCATTTTCTAATTTTGTAGGTATCTTTTTATTATTCAGTTCTTGTGTGATAATTGATAAATCATCATATCCATATTTGTCTATTAAATTATTTAATTTTTTATCACCATCTATCTTCCCTAAATTTATATAATTATTATTTATTGAATAGTAATTATTATTTTGTTTTAATAAATAATAATTATTTATTAAGTTAGGATTATAAGGTTTTAATATCCCATTTTCATCTACGTCAATTGTATCCCAATATAAATAACTAGAATTAACATTTTGTTTAGATATTTCTACAGAATGTTCTTTACCATCACCTTTTAATTCATAAACAAAAACAGATGAAACAATTGAACTACTATATTGATTAAAGCTACCATTCAAAACTCCATCCACCATAACTTTAACTGCAGTTGCATCCCATGCTGTTGGAGATACGACTCTTAATCCTTTTTTAGATTTATAATTAAATCTTACATACACATCACTGGCATTTCCAAAATGTACATCCGAATTATAACCATAATTGCGAGAATTTAATGATAAACCTTTGTATTCAAAATTAATATTGGTATCATCGTACCTTTTCCAACCACTTTCAGGTTGCAATAATTGTTCTCCTATTGTAGCCATCTTATATCACTCCTATACTTCCTTAAATAATATATTACAAATATCACTATTTTTCTTTAATTTATCTATTGGTCTAAATGGAATTATCTCTGTTTCTAAACTAACATCAGTTTTACTCATATCATCTGTCCACATTAGAAGTTTAAGATTAGACTTATCTGGGAAAGCGATATTCCATTGTTCTTCTGTAATTATTGTCGTATTTGTAAAACCATTATTTATAAAATTATTCTGATCAATAAACTGTGAGTGAGAAAGTAAAATTTCTTCTCCATTAAATGAATATATTTGGTTATTGCAATATATAAGATATTTAATATTTTTTGTTTTAAACAAATTAAATTGTTGTATTGTAAAATTACCACCACCACCATGTGCACCACTTATATTAATTTTATTTATTTTTTTAATATTATTCAAAATAGTTACTTTTCCATTATAATTTGTGGTATCTGAAAATGTTGTTCCATCAAAAAAATAAACTGTAATTTTTGCATTATTTAAAACCTTTGTTTGTAATTTATAATAAACGTCCTCTACTATATTAAATGTGAAGCCACCATTACCCATACCATTTGTCCACGGTAATGACACTTTATTAGACCACATATCATTAGTAACTTCAAATTCTTTAGGTATTGGTTGTGAGTTTATTTTTTTTATAAAATTATTTAACTGAATTTCAAAATACCTTCCACTACCTAAACTCCCCTTATCAATTCCATTAACAACTTGAGTATCTATAGTTTGGGCTAATAAATCTAAGTCATATATACCGTAAGTTTCAAAATCAGTTTTAGTTAATATTTCATTTCCTTCTAATTCTGTGATAGATTTGTATTCACCATTTTTATAAAATTCAGATTTTATTGTGTAATATTGTTTGTTTTGCTTTAGTAAATAATATTTTAATTCATCTAATTTGTCTTTATCAAAATTTAAATTATAATAAAAATAATCTATATATATATCATCAGATGTTGAGGTACTACCATTACCAAAACCCAATCTATTAATAGTATCATTTACTGGAAGTAAACTATCTAATAGTTTTCCATCTATATAAATCTTTGTATCAATTTGTTTATTCTTGATTATAAATATTTCATGTTCTTTTGTCATATCTATTGAAAATTCCTTACCATTGAAATATATTCTATCCGGAAGAGCCTTCGCTACACATCTTTTACTTCCATCAATAATATCACAGATATACCAATCTCCAGACAATACTTTTCCTTTTGTTTTAACTAAAATAACATTATTTGAATTTATAATATTTTGTCCTCCATACATCAAACTTCCATTAGTTGTCTTTATGTTTAATATTCCATTATTTATAGTCGCAATTGCATTACTGTTATAAATTTCTATTAACCCATATTTATTATCTGTAGGTAAAACATCAGCTTCATATTTTAAATCATAAGTAATATTTCTTTCATCTAACATTTCATCACCCTTTCTTTAAAAGCTTAATTTAAGATATATCATTTATCATAATTTCTAAAATAAAAACTGAGTGTCTAAAATAACACTCAGCTAATAATTGATTTTAATATCTCCACTAAACTTACATTCTACTTGCAATAGTGTATTACTAGCGTAAGTTACCTCATACAAATCTTCTTTAACCTGTCTCCATCTTCCAACACCATCATATTGCAAATCTAGTTTATCTATCTCTTCAATATCTGTTATACTGTCCATGCTAAATAAATAAGCAAACCTTATCTTTTTAGTAGTAACTAATTCGTTCCAGAATACATCATTAACAGCATTAAAAGTAGCAATATTCATACCATTTTTTCTTACGTCATCTACAGTTAAATTAACATTTACCCATTTTTCTCCACTAAATGTTTTCCATGTGTTACCGCTATCTACACTACAAACTATTCTTATATTGTTACCATTAGCAGTTAATCTAAAATAATCTATATGATCTACATTACTTAAATTCATATCACCTTTTGGAATAAGTAAACGATCAAATGGGATAGCCTTTGTCTTTAATTTTTGAATAACTCCATCTTCGAATGTTTCAAAACCTTCTATTTTTTTAAATAGCGTTTTATCCACATTAACACTATATTCTATAAAGCTTTCTGTATCTTGAACAACTTCAAAATCACTTATATGATTTGTTTCTAAATGTGCTTTACCATCAAATGTCATCATTTTATCATCAATAAAATCATTACTCTCATCATTAGTAAATTCGTTTTTAACTGATATTAAATCCTGTGTATTTTCTGTATCATATCTCAAAACATTCACACGAGGTACTTTAAAATCTACTGTGTTAACAGGGATGTTAACGATTCTAGGTGCTTCAGCACTTCCCACAATACCCATCTTGGATATTTGTTTCATCCCCGCGCCAACTAATTCTCCTGCATCTATACCATCAATAGTTGTAAACTTTCCTGTTTCCTCTGAATAAGCTACTAATTGTTTATTTTTCTTATTAGTAACATCTACATCCTCAAGCTCCTCAAATTTTGTAATTCTTTTATCTATTATTTCCTTTTGTATTTTCTCACTTGACCATCCAGTTTTATTAGAAATTACACTATCATCTAAAATTATATCCTTGTCCAAAGTTACATTAAAAAATTCACTCATTAAGCCACCTCCTATTCACTGATAACTAAGTGAAAATCTCTAACTGCAAAATTATGATTTTCTGCATTTTTAGTTATTTTTACATATATACCTTTACTTTCACTCTGTTTTATACTATCTATAGTTAAAGAGTCTGTATAATTTATACCATCAAAAGACAGTTGTATTAAATCATTACTAGGTGTTTCAGTGCCTATTTTAATATTGTTATAATCCTTATCTCCTATATTTTTAATTGTTATTAGCTCTTCTAAATCTTGGAGCATAGCAGGACTAACATTAGTTACAACATTTCCATGATATATAATTTCAAAATTATATGGACTAAATACCCACATGTCACCATATTGTAGCTGAATAGCATCACTAGTATATATCATTTTTCCATCCATATCTTTAAATGTAAAATATCCACTCATGTTGCTATCTATAAATACTTTACATTCCATATCTGAATTAAATAATCTAGTTTTAATTAAATTATTATCTAAATCATATAACTCACATAAAGTATTTTCTGGAAAATTCTGAATAGTTACATAGGGATTAGCGTAAACCTTATAATTATTTAATATAAAATCTTCATCACTATACTTCATAAAACCTTGCTTGGTAAGTGGATCTATAAATTCCATGCCACCTATATTTATATAGCCTTTACCATCATTACTTGAATAAGCTTGTATATAATTATCTTTTTTAAGTATTTTCCAATATCCATTTTGTTCATTTGATTTTAAATCCTTAATACCAAAAATATGATCGCTATTCCCTAAATAAATCATAGAATAATCCATATCTTTTATATCATTGAAATTTTCTTTTTCAACCTCAATAACAAATTCTTTATAATCAAATTTTCTTTCTATTTTATTATTACTTATTAGTTTTAATTTATCTGTTTTAATATCTCTAGTTATATTACTTTCTCCTGCAAAATCAGAAAAAGAAGAAGCCAAGAAAAAATTCTCGGCTTCTAGTAACCCATTTTTAACTTGTATAAGTTTCATTAAGATCACCTCTAAACTCTAGGCTGCATTATATAATCATATGGTACAAACTCAACTATTTGTATATCTTTAGTTCCTATACCATTTGCCAATAATGTATGTGCTTCTTCTAATGCATCTTCATAACAATTAGTAGCATAAGATGTCAATTCTGCTCCATTTTGATCTGTTTCATGGCCATATGGTAATTGGGCTAAAGTTTTATTTTTTAAAACCCCCCACATCTTTTGTCTAGTTTTTTTAAAATCTATTGTGCTTGTTAACATACTATCTACCTCCCCAATATATTTTTCTTTTCAAAGTTTTGTACTTCTATCATGTAATTTCTTTTACCCTTCAGTTTATCCAAATCTCTCATAATATCACCATTAGTTGCTGCTTTATTAAATTCTCTTTCAATCTCCATAGCTTTTGGATTATTCCAGACTGGTACTAAATTAAAGTGATGCTGCTTTAGATAATCTATTAAATTAGCTATAAGTAATCCTATAGCTTGTAATCCATTTTCGATATTACAGAAATATACCTTTTCAGCTTCCCATCTAATCCATCTGTATGCTCTAATATAATCTATATTTGGACTTGATGTATCTAAAGTATACCAATCATAAACCAATTCCATTATAAATTGAATGGCTTCTTTACCTGTGCATCTTAACCAAGCTTGTGAATTCTTATGCCATATCATCATTAGAATATTTATTAAATCTAACATTATTTCAATACTAATCTCCATAGGTGGGATATTATAATCTAATCCCCAATCTTTACCCCATTCAATAGGATGATTATTAAATCTTAGATATTCATAATCTAAATTATTTAATAGATCATTATTATATATATAATCTTTATTAGGAACAATTATCTTATCTGTTGGATTTGTAGGTTTTAACCACCACCATCTTTTGGTTATTTCAATAAACTTATTTTTATTAGGTGTATATATTTGTCTTATAGCTTCATTATTTAAATATTTATTACTTTGTCTATAAATTTCCCATATACTTAAATTTAATAGATCTATTTCTATCTGCTTATAAATATTAATTACAGGGCTATTACCTAAATATTTTTTATTATGTTTAAATATATTAGTTGTATATTCTCTATCTAAATATCTATTATTATATTTAAATATATCTCTTATAGCCTGTCTATCTAAATACCTGTTGATACTTTTATCTATAAATTTAAATACATCTTTATAAAAATATTTTTTATTATGGTCTTTGCATATTTCTTTATGTGCTATTTTATTTAATGCATTTTTAATTCTATATTTTTCTATATCCTTTAGAGCTATATTATACATTAACATGGTTTTATAATTTCTATCTATATCTTTTAAATCTAATATTTTTAAATTGTTTATACTTGTATCTATATCTATTCCAATTATAATATCTTTGTTTAACATTGTTTTATTACTCATTTTAGCTGCTTCTTTTAAATTACACTTATCTATAAATCTATAATTGTTTTTATTTATATTTTTAGTTCTATATTTTTTAACAAACTTAAACTTATCCATATATATATTCTTACAATAACTCTTATTAATATAGTATCCAACATCTTTTTCTATATTTATATACTTCTCTAGTTTTAAATTATTTAAAGATTTATCTTTGAATATTTCTTTTTCTACTATTAAATCTGCATATATACTTTTGGATTTATTCAGTTGTAGATTTTCTCTATCTATAGATAAATTTATTAAATTATCAACTTTATTTAGCTGCAACATTTCTCTTCTCAATAACCTATTGTTATAACATATGGATATATCTGTATTTTTTCTTACATCAAGTTCCGTACTTGTTATTCTATTTATACTTATATATTTTATTTTATCTAAAGATATAGTATTGTTTTTATTTATTTCTTTATTTTTTAATTTTAACTCTTTTTCAAATTCTTTTTTTATATCAGTAATTTCCTTGGATATATATTTATTCTTTTCTTTCTCTATATTATCTTTAGGTTCCTTATAAAATAATTTATCTCCTTTAATTTTATCTATTTCACCCATTGTTTCTTTGTAAAATAATTTTTCTGTAGTTTTTACTACTTTTTCTGTAGTATCATATATAAAAGTTCCACTAGAAAAAGTAGTATCCCCTACATATTTAAAACTACATAGGGGAATTTTATGTAGGGGCATTTATACCACCTCTCTTATTTAGTTGTTTTATAACATCTAATAGCAACACAATAATTTATATTAGCACTATTATTTAAGAAACAATATGGCGCTGTAATTTTAAATTTCTTGTAATATTCTTCCTCTTCTGTGTCTTTCTTATATGCTAATCTATCAGTATCGTTTATTGCACTAGCATCACCTACAAGTACATTAATCATTTTACCTCTTTCCATATCAACTGGATGTACAAGTGTTATATCTGAGAATTGGTGTTTTTTATGATTATATCTACTGCCTTCTACATTGCATTTATCCATAAAAGGATTAGTGGCATAAAAAGCCGGATAATGTGGTTGATATGGCATACCTATTTTATTAGCTATCATACACACATCTGTTACTCCTGTTGCAGTTCTTTCTCCATAAACCTTTGAATAATTAGGTTCTATATCAGAAGATACGGTTATACCAAAATTATATTTATCATCTGTGTAAGCTGAATCCTCTACTGGTTTTAAAGCTCCAATATAAGCATAAGATGTAAGATAATTTTCATAAGGATGAACATCCGCAGATGGATCTCCACGTAATACTAAATTTATACTATCTTTTGTTATGTTTATCCAATATTGAACGGGTAAAAAGTCTTTAATTTCTGGTTGTAATTTCCTATACCATGCTAATCTATAATTATATTCAGATTGTATGCTTTTAGATATACCTAAATCAGTTCCATCTACATTCAATTTATCAGATATCTGTAACCTTATATTATTTATAGAATTGCTTTTAGTCATAGCACTAACATATGTGGTATATAGCTCATTGTTACCTGTCCCAGAACTTGCACCCTTTGTAGGAAGCCCAGCCATATATTCTAAAGTCTCTGCATCTGTTCTATTACTATAATGACCATCTCCTATATAATAACTGTGAAGTTTATTAAAATTCACTATTGTCTCCTTTTCTTCTTTTGTTAAATCCGCCTCTTTTCTATCTATTTTTAGATAAAATTCTTTTCCATAGGTTGTTGTTGCTTTTATAATACACTTATCATTTTGAGAACCTATTCTAAATACAGTCTCTACTTTATCTGTCTTAGAATTATCTGTTATAAGATTTATTGTACTTCCTTCTCCTGTTGATCCTATTTTATCTATACTATCTGGATAAACTAAATCCCATTTATATATACCTGAATTTTGTGTTATTTCAGTTACTAACGTTTTTACTAACTCTTTTACACTTGAATTACCTTCAACAAAATAAAAATTATCTGTAGCCATTTTATCTACCTCCTGTTATCAATTATTTATTTAAATTTGTTATTTTTAAAGTATTTAAGTCCATTATAAATATATCTTTTAAATCTCTATTTGTATCTAAATTCACATTAAATTTTTTAAGTAGTTTGTTACCATAAGGTCTATATTGATATATTTCCAAAGTTACAGGTTCTTTTAGTTCTACTCCATTAAAATTCTTTATACTTATAAGAAGCTTTCTATTTTTGTACCCTTTAACACTTATTATTTCAGGATTTTTGTTTGTTTTATGACTTGTATAATCAAAATTAAGATAAAATCCATCATAGGATTTATTGCCATACCAAACTTTTTTACCATCTATCTCGCCATGCAAATCTATGTCTGCATCTGTATTTTCTTCCCAATTCATTACTACCGCTATATCCCATTCATTATCTATATCCCCTATTCCTGGTGGTTCTACCGGAATATTAGAATCCTCTCCATCTATATACTCTAAATCTACTATTGTTTGTCTACTATTACCGCTTAAATTATGGAAAATAAAAGAAATAGGTGTATTAGCATTTACTTTATAGAATGTATTAAAGTATTTATGCTCCCCTATTTCCTTAGTTGTTGCATTATCTATTATTTTGATTTTATTAATTTCTAAGCTATATTTATCCTCCTTTTTCCAGCCTGTTTGATTAAAATGCAATCCTGTAATATATACATCTTTATCAAATTTAAATTGCTCTTTATAATCATTTTGTATTGCTGGGATATCTAACAATATACCTTTTACCTTTTGAATGCCTTCAATTTTTCTGTATATAAAAGTATCAATTTTTTTCTTTAGACCTTCATATTGTACATTTGGCAATAAATCTTTTAACTGTTGTAGTAAATCTTGTATATTATTAGTATTTATCTCTGGATAATTAATTCTTATGTTATCATCTATCATACTTAACAAATGATTTTTTAAATCCTCTGTAAGTTCTTCAAAATTAATTATATATTTAGGTAAGCTCAAATTAAGCACCTTCTTTATATTCAAAGATTGAGCTTGTATCATTTCTTGGATAAACTTGAGCTGTTTGTGTTATCTTTAAATAAGGGTTCTTAATATTAAATTCATCATAAAAATGTAATACACTTTGATATAATTCTTCCAAAGTTACAATTCTATTTTTATCTTTATTAGATTTCTTAGTTTTAATGCTTTGTGTTAATGCCCAGGTAAAAGCTCCTGAAGGATTAGGATTTCCATTATATCCAGCGCTCAAGTCACCGGATGTTTCTGAACCTGCACTAGCTGTTAAAACCTTATATCCTTGTTTATTTAATGTTTTATCTATACTTCTAAGTTTCTCCTCCACTACAGCTAATGTATATGCAAAATTTTTATCTATAGCAAGTCCACTGTGGCAAGTATCAATAAATATTACCTTAGTACCTTTTATATCATCCAGTATTGTTTGTAATTCATATACTGTTATTATGTTATCTTTCGCTACTAAGGCAAACTTATCTTCATATACAGTACCATGTCCAGACCAAAACAAATAACTAATATCATTATCTTTTGCATCTTGAAAAGTGCTTTTTATTAAATTTAATGCTTCTGACTTAGTCTTATTTTTTGCAACTATATTTTTTGTAAATTTAGCACTTTGTTTGTGTTCTTTAAATAAATTAGACATATTGTCAGCATCATATGTGCAACCCATAAGGTTATTAGCGCCTTGTAAAGTATATTCACTTTCTCCTATCGCTAAAAATCTATAGTTTTTTTCACTAGTGGTAGGTATAGTAGGTGTAGGTAAATTACTATTTTCTAATATATTAAAGTCTACCCATAAAACTTTACTAGTTCCACTAATATTATTGTAAATAAATTTAACTGTGCCATTTATAGGATAAAATACATTTAAAAATTTATGTTCACCATATTCTTTAGTGCGTACACTTTCAAATAATTTATCATTACCTACTTCCAAATCCCAGCTATCTTCAAATCTCCAACTAGATTGAGAATATGTTATACCTGTTATTTGTCCATTTCCCTTAAATTCTATTATATGCTGTCCTTTTACTGCAGGAATCTCTAGCATTTTCCCATAAATTTTCTGTGTACCTGATATACCTAAATTTCCACTTAAATTATCTAACTTTACACCTAAAGCATTTAACGCATTTATTAAATCATTATAATCTACACCTTGTATTTTATCTTTAATTTCTGATAATAAATTTTCCATATCTTTGGTAGAAAAATTTATATTGCCTATGTCAACTTTCACACCATTTTGTAAATAATCTTTAATAAGATCTGATAGTTCATCAAAGTTGACTACATAGGAAGGTAATCCCATATTATTGCCACCTCCTATACATAATCTATTATTTCTAATTTACCATGATTATCTTTAATTAATTGTATTGTTTTGCTTGTATTATTAGGGTACGTTGTTTTAATTCTATATACTTTACCTTCTGCATTTCTAATTAGTTCTTCTTGCCATTGCATATCTGTTCCATTAGCATATATAAATTTATATGCTTTATTATTACTATCTCTAATTATTCTACATGGATATTCGGGTAATTCCCCAGTATATTTTGAATCTTCATTTGTACTTATTTGATTTTTGAAATTTCTTTTTCTTAATTCTTGATCTAAAATATAGACTACTGGTTCCCTAAAATTTTTATATCCCATATGTGCCATTTTAATCACCTACTATTGTTTCAATCTTCCACTGCCTATTTGGATACATTGATCATACACTTTTGTTTTATCTCTCATACCTTGTAATTGCAATGTATCTACATATGTGTCAGCATTTATTTCTGTACTTATTCCTACAATTAAATACCAGCCATTACCTCTTTGATTATTTACTAATTTAACTACTTGTCCTAAATCAATATTAGGTATTCCAGCTACTGGTACTATATTTAGAGCAGTACTCTCTCTCCACATATCTAAAAATTTATATCCTGCTACCTTTTGTTTTAATAATGGAGTATTAGCTAATGGATTATCAATTATATCTACCCATCTTTCACCATTTAAATAACTAGTCATAGCTTTGGATTCAAAAATAGAATATTTATCATTACAACAAATCTTTAATATATTTCTCATTAAACTAGAATCTCTGCTAGCAGTTTCACTAGATAAATTAGTATCAACAGATAAAACATAATCATGGTGATTTGCTTCATGATTTGATTCATTATAAGCAGGATATTGTTCTTCTAATATTATTACACCGTTTTTGTTTGCCCTTATTCTAGCATACATAGTTTCTACCAAATTACCAATTATATCATTATACATAGTACCTATCTCACATTCTAATTTAGATACAGTATAATTATTTCCTCCATTTCTTTGAAAACTACATTTAGCATCTGATACAACAGTAGAAATTATATCTGCTGCGGTTTTATTATAAAATTTTAATTCCTTATCACATAAATTTAACATTCTATAATACATATCATGACAAGTCATTTCTATTGTTTTATCAAGTGTATTATAATCATATTTTTTAATTACACCTATAAATTGAAGTACATCCTCTATATAAATTTTTACCTGTGCAAAATTATCTATTATCCCTTGTGTTCCTCCTGCAAAAATAGCAGTAGGTAGATTTTCATATTGTGCTGTAATCGTAGCTTCAGCAGTAGGCGTAGTTAAATTTCTATTTATTTTTACTGACACTAAACAATGTTCTAATGTTATTTTATTAGCATCACCATTTTCAAAGGCCTGATAGCCATTTTTTTTATAAAATTCTACTTTACACTTTGTCATTATCTTTCACCCATCCACTAGCTTCATGATTACATAAAAGCTCTAAATTTATATAATATATATCACCTTCGATAGGAGTATCTATCTCAAACTTATTTTGTAAATATCCTTTATATTGAATTCCAAATTCATCTACAAATATAAATCTACCTGAATAGTTTTTTCTAAAGTTTAAAAACTTAGCTATATTACTTTGTGTCTCCTCATCATTTTCTCCTTTTATATTAAAAGCAACTGTAAATTCAATAATGCAATCACTTTTAATATTTTTTTCAAAATATGTGTATCCTTGTACTGTTCTAATACCCTTACGAAAATAAGCAGGACGAGGTGGCTTATAGTTAGTTATTACGCCACCTGTATTTTTTCCGTCTTCATAAAGCAAATCTACTTTAAAATCTTTTATTCTATTTAAGTCCATACAAGCCACCCCCTAATCTCTCAATACATCATTCATAAATAATCCTGTCATAACATTTTTCATGGAACTTTCTGTCATTTGTTTAAATTCATTAGCTATTTTATTAGCCCCTTCTTTATCTGCATTTGGTATAGTTACATACATTTTTATATCCTGTGTAAGTCCCATACTTTTATTCATGTTATTAGGTCCATATGGAGATGCATAAGTACCACCATAAGCTCCACTAAGTGACATATTATTTAATCCATTAAAATTTGGTCTTACATTTCCTAATCCTTTAATTTTATTAGCAATACCTTTAAATTTATTACTTATGGCGTTTTCTTGATTATCTATACCTTGTATAAGACCTTCTCCAATAAAATTACCATAATCAGCAAATACACGTGATGGAGAATTTATACCTAACATTTTCTTAAATCTATTCTTTATTTCATTTGCTATACTCTCAATAGTCTCTCTCACTTTTTTTATACCTTCTTTGAGTCCACTTACTAATCCTCTCATAATATCCTGTCCTATTTTATGCATATATGTCCGGAATGCTTTCCATTTTATTTTCCATTTTTTTATATTTTTATCAAAATGGCCACTTATTTTTTTACATACGTTACTTATTTTTTTACCTAAATCATCCGCTGCTTTTTTTAACTGATCCCAATGTTTAATCACTTCATATACTATAAGTCCTATTGCTGCAATAGCAACTAAAATTAGAAGTGTTTTTGAAGTTATTATGGTCTTTAATAATCCAAATATCCCTCCAGCTTTCTTTAATTTACCAAATATACCTATCACATTATTTATAGTACCTACTAATTTGCTAAGTACCGTAAATGTTTTAGCAACTCCAGCTATTGACACAATTATTATTGCAATAGCGTTTTTTACAGGATTAGGCAATTTATTAAATGAATTCATTAATTCTACTGCTTTATTAGCTAGCTTTGTAAATATTGGGATTAATTTATTATTCAATATAGGTACTAATTGATTATTAAATATAGGTATCAACTGTTTTACTATAGATGTTTGTAATTGTGCAAAAGAATCTTGTACTTTTTTTATGGAAGCTTGTATATCTTTTTGAATTTTTTCATAATTGCCCTTTGCAATATTAGCAGGACCCTTTTTGGGGTTCTTACTCTTTGCCTCTTCAGCAAGAGTATTTTTCATCCCAGTTTTAAGAAGATTTTGTGCCGCAGCACTAGGTTTTTCCATAGATTTTCCTATTTTGCTTAAAGTTCCTGCTTCTTTGGCTAATGCTTCTTGTAATTTTTCAATTCTAGTTTTTTCTTTCTCAACTTTATGCACAAATATTTCTAAGTCTTTTCCAGCTCCATTAAGTGCTTTTTTAAATTCACTAGTATCTAATGTTAAATGAGCAACTGCCTCTCCTACATTTACTGCCACGTTTTTTCTCACCTCCCATCTTTAGGAATAAAAAATCTCCTAACTTCATTTAACTAATAATTCTAGTTTTTTATCACTTTAATCTTTTATATGTTACATATTTTTTTATATTTATTATTTAGTTTTAACATTTAATTATGTTTAAAAAGCAAAAGGTTAAAAGCTAACTTTTATTATTAGCATTTAACCATTGGATCACATCTTCATTATTAGTTTTATTCGTTCTATCTCCATCTATAAACTTAGGCTCTCTAGCATCTTCTTTACTAATCTCATTTAATATATAGACACAGGCCTCATCAAAGCAAAAAGCTTCATAATCATTAGTCAATCCTATAATTTCACTAGGCCTTTGTCTATATTGTTTACTTATTGATATTACACTCAGTATTCTCTGACTCTTCACGAAAGGAGTCTAATTCACTAACCCCTTCCTGTGTATAATTAAACAATGCTACTATTTGTTCATCTGTAAGCTCTAATCCTACACTTTTTAAATCTTCTATAGAAGGTTCTACAAGTGCATTCTCAGCCATAATATACATAACATCTGTCATTTGTGTTAAGTCAACATTCTCTTTCGAACTCTGTTTACCATAAAATAGTTCCTCTGCTGCACTCAATAGCTTGTTAGGTACAACTCCTTTTCTTACCAAATTTAAAAGAGATACTCTTTTAACTCTAGCATTAAAAGGTATCCCTTGCCCAAATTGTGGTAACTGAATCACTTCACCTTGAGCTACTTTTTTTAAATCTTCTATATTAGTTACTTTTAAATCCATTTGTTATACCCTCACTATCTAATTTTTATTGTTTTAAATTCTGTGGATAATGCTGTGGTTTTACCACTTCCATCTAATTTATTTATTTCTTTAGCTTCAGCAATATAAACTGTATCTATTGCTAAAGAATCAGGTACAAATGTCACTATTTTCTTAGTATCATCTATAGTTACATTTCCATTTACTCTAGAATTATCAGATTTCCTCTTTATAATAAAGTTTTCTAAGTTAACATCATCTTGATTAATTTGATTTGAAAAACTCCACACTACCCTGTTAGTTATACTTACTCCTACATCTGGATTGTTATTTTCTACTTCTCCACCTTCTACTCCTATATCTTCAATTGGAGTAGATTCTCCTGGCTTTTCTCCATTATCATTTTCTTCTAATTTATTTATAAATTCTATTTCTACAGGTTTTTCATTTCTAAATGGTATACTTTCAGCCTCATATGAAGACACTAAAAATTTTCCATCTTGAATTTTATATTTAGCTGGCTTACCTTTACAATGCTTATACACGAACTTAACATATCCTGTGGTTCTAGAATAGTCTTTTTCCTCTGTAAATATTTCCATAGTGAATGGATGTCTTTCTACTGCTATACCTACTTCTGTTCCACAATATTTATTATCTTGTATAGTTCCTCCATCTATTAAAGCCATAGTTTCTATATTAAATAGATTGTCTTTCATTTTTAACTTGTAACCTATAACAATATCATCTGTTTCATTTATTCCATAAATTTTATTTTTAATCCTTAATATATCTCTTTTACCTTTACTGTTTATAGGTTCTATATCTATTTCATTACTTGTTTCTATTGTATGTTTTGTATTTGTTACCTCATCAATAAAATTAACTTTCACAACATTAACTAAAGTTTTTCCACTTATCATTAAATTACCTCCTTAAACTTTTAAATTGTTGATATTCTATGCTTGTAGTATAGGCTTGTACATCATAATCTATAATGCTTGGTGTCTCATTCCCTGTAGGTCTAAGATCTTCTATTTTTTTTAAAGCTTCTTTTAAATTCTCTACATAAAATTCCATAGTGGAATATTGATCCATAGGTCTATAGACTATAATATCAAATAGTTTATAACCAGATATATTTCCAACTAAGGCATGGACACCATTTTCTCTTATAACTACATAGCTTTCTGTACATTTGTTTCTCTTTTGTCCAGGAGCATACACATTATATCCTAATTTTTTTAAATATAAATATACCTTTTGCCATAAAGTTTCAGGTATAGCATTATTGATTATGTCTTGCTGTATGGAATCTCCTGGAACTTTGTAATTAAATTTAGACATTTACATCACTTCCCAAATAAATTACTCATCCCCTTAAGTATTTGTGGACTCAGTTTATCTATAGTTGGTTTTAATATTGCATATTTTTTATCATTACATAATTCTAAAGACGAATAGTAATCCTTATTTCCAGAAATATAAATATTACATTTGTCACCTTCCCACTGTTTTCCACCTTTAATTGTTTCAATATCCTTACCTGATTGATCCTTCCAAGGTGCATTTTTTTTAGCATCTTCTTCTAGCTTCTTTGCGGCAATATCTGCATACCCACTTATAGCAGTTTTAGATTGCATCTCAAATTCAGATAATCCATCAATAACACTATCTATATTTACTTCAAATTCCCTCATATCATCACACCCTGTTTAATATCATATCAAATACTAGGTTTTGAATATTTCCTGTGTCAACTATTTCATACTTAGTTCCATCTAATATAAAATAATCATCCTTTTGTATTTTAGAGCTTATATCATTATAGATAATTAATAGTTTATCATTATATAAATTATTAAATTCCAGGCCTTCCATAGAAGTTGTAATTATATTACTATTATTTCTATAATAATATCCTTTTATAGTGCATACATATACTTCATCTAGTTTTTCATCAAAAGCATTTTTACCTATTCTTAATATTTTTATTTCTCTTAATAAGTCTTTTTTTTCTAGCTGTTCATATATCTTTTTGCTTATTTTTCCTCTATTCATATTAGCCATTAATGTTCATCAACTCTTTCCACAGAAATTTGATTCTTTAAAATCTTCTGTTCTTCTTTGAAATGTTCTGCTAGAGTTAACCAGTAAGCTCTATTACTTTGTAATTTTACACCTGCAACTTCTATACCATCATCTGCAATTGCTTTCAGAATACACCCTTTATAACTTGATTTTTCTACATCATTATTATTGATTTCTAGTAGCAATTCTAGCTCTTTATCCTCAAAATAAGGATACTGTTTTTCTTGTAAATTAAATTTCAAAATCTCTAAAGGTGTTCTCATTTTTCTCACCTTCCTCAGTTAAATTTTATTTCTCTAAGGTTACTAATTTTTCTGCAAATATTTTTAACAATAGTTTAATCATTTATTTAGCTAGCTTATTACATAACCTTAAATCATCCTCATTATGATAAATTATTGAATATAGCTCACCCCCCTATGCTTACTGTACAACCTTTAAGTTTTCTTGAAATAAATAAGCATTAGATTTTATAAAAGCCTTAATTTATAACTTTACTTATAAGAAGTTATAAGAATTAAAACTTATTTTGCAAATCTAATGCATTATTTAAAGATGATAAAATTTTCAGTCCAAATTATTTAGTTTTTTAACTTATTCTTAAAAGTTGTAGATTTTAATTTGGTTTCATAACATTCATTTATTTTTTAATGAATGCTTTACAGTTGTTTTATACAATAAAACCTCTGCTATTTTTATAATACTATTATATTTCATTTGAATACTTTATTTATCCCAACTTTGTCTCATTTTTGTCCCAAAATATTTTTATCCGATGACTACCCGCTCTAATACTCCAATCTTTTTCAAAATGGGAGTAAAGAGCGGTTACGTCCCTGGATAACGATTTCTAAGGAGTAAAACTCCTAAGAAGTCTGTTAATAAGCTTTAGAGGGAGTAAAAATTCCCTCTGAAGCCAAGAACTCTGTTTATACTATAAGGTTATTCAATTGTGCTACATGTTCTACTAATTCATTCTTTTTTCTATAAGCTGTACTCCTTGCTCTTCCAAACATTTCTACAGCTATCCAATCTACACTTTTATTTTCTCCGTACTTTAACCTTATAAATTTTTTATTCTCTTCATTTAATGATGAAAGATTATCTTCCATTACGGATATTTCTTCTTCTATTTCTCTTATTTTATATTCTACTTTTCCTTTCTTCTTAATTTTTTCTCCTAGTTCTATCTCTAATCTTTCTATTTGTCTTATTAGCTCTCTCTCCGCATAGCTTGTTCCATTACTAGAAGTTTGTACTATTTCATCATATGTTCTACTTCTAGATTCTTCTTCTAATGTCACGTTATTATTTTTAATTTTATCCATTATAATTTCTATTCTATTAGAAAGATGCTTGATTCTATTTTTTAATTTACTCAATTCTTTTTTACTTCTAAAATACCTATACAATCTTTCTTCTGTTTTTATATATAATTTTTTATCCAACATATCTAACCTCCTATAATAATTCTTTATTATATTTTCCATAACTATAATGCTACTTTTTGATATCTTTAAAGGCCTTTAGAAATGCCTTTTGGTTTAAATTTTATATACTTTTTTACATTTCTTTATTATTTTTATTTAACTCATATATCATTATTTCTTTTCCCACAATATCTAAAGCTTTTTGTAAATCTTTTATTGTAAAGTAATGCTTAACCACTTCATCCGTCCAGCTATTTTTCGCGACTCTTAAAAATTCTAATGCCTCTTGATGTTTGTCTAATAAATTTATACTTTCCTTTAATAATTTCTCATAATCTATGCTTTTCTTTACATACTCTTTTAATAAAATCTTTAATACTGCATTTTCTTCTCTAAATGACCCTATCTCTTCAAAAACTTTATTTTCTATTTCTTTAACTAATATAGTTGACATCTTATACCTCCATCATACTTAATTTTCTATTATATTATTCAAGACAATCAATATTCTTATTTCAATAATTCTTTTAATATCTCTGTTTTCTCTTTAGCTTTTTCTTCTCTTATATTTTTACCATCATTTAAAATAGGAGTGCACATTTCTAAAATTCTATAGTATGTCCTCTTTTCATATCTATTTTTAAGTTCTATAAGAGATAAATTTGTTGTAATTATAAGTGGTAATCCATTCCTATATCTACTATCTAAAATATTATAGATTTTAGTTCTAGTCCATTCTGTATCCTGTTCTGTTCCCAAATCATCTATTATCAATAGATCTGCATTATCTAATCCTCTCAATATATCTTCTTCTACTTCTTTTCCAGATTTTTTATATGTGTCTTTAATTCTATTTAATAAGCTATCTGCATTTACACATATAACTGGTAACATTTTCTCTATAAGAAAGTTTGCTATACATGCCACAGTATAGGTTTTACCATTTCCTGGAGAACCATATAATAAAAGCCCTACAGATTCTTTTTTCATGTTTTCAAATTTTTTAGTATATTTATTAGCTATTTTATACATTTTGTCATTACCTTTAGTAAAATCCCAATTTTTAAATTTACTATTTCTAAATTTTTCATCTATTAAACTATTTTTAATAATCTTTTTTAATCTTAATTGCTTTTCTTTATTTATTTTTTCTTTCTCTTTTGCCATTAGAGCTTCTCTTTTGCACTTGCACATTACAGGACCTTTTATATACCTATTTAACCCTGGAATATAAGTAATCTTTTCAATAGCTTCTCCACATACAGAACATATTTCAACTCTTTCATTTTCACCAGCAATATTATAATCCAATTCCCTGCTTTTTAAGGTCTTCTCCAAAGCTTCTCCTACTTGTTTCATATACCTCGCCTTCTCTCCATTTCTTACTTATCTCGTTTTTCTTTACATCTTGTGGTAATTTATATCCTTTATTTATCCAGCTTTCCAAGATTGACATTGTATATTTAAATCCTTTTATTTTGCCCTGTTCCTGTTCTCTTTTTTTTGTAATATCTAATGCATATATTAATAAATCAGTATAATCTTCTTTAGCCATGACTTTTAATACTTGATTTAGATAAGTGGCACTTATTTGCCTATAAAAGGTATTAAAATATGCTTCATTAATTTTATCTAAATTTTTTCTAATATCACTCTTTCTATCTTCTTTTATTTCTATATCTATATCTTCTATATCTATATCTCTGCCGTTACTTAACGTTTCATGTAACATTATACTTTTTCTATTGTTATTATTTTTGCAACCGTGTCTTTTAGTTTCTTCCAGTAGTTCTTTTTTCTTAGCTCTATGTTTAGCTACTCTTTCCCTTGTTTGTTGTCTAACTTTCTCCATACCTTCTATATTTTGATGTTTGGACCAGTTAGTTATTCTTATTAATTTATCTTCTTGTATCTGTATCATGTCAAAATCTCTAAGTACTTTTAATGCAAACCTTAAACTATTTAATGGCCTATTAAAAATTGTACTTAGCATTTCTTCTGTATATGGAACATTATCATTTAGAAAAATATATCCATTTGCATTTGTTTTACCTGCTTGAACTAAAAGTCTCATCCAAATATAATGAACAGTATCTCTTTCTGGCATAGCATCTATTAATTTTATTTTTTCGTCATCAAACATATTTGTTGTTATCTTTATCCACTTAACTTCTGCCAACATATCACCACTTTCTTTTTTATCCATATTACACGAAATAAAATATTGCTATAATTAAATCAATACATAATCTATATATAGCTTTTTTATACTTCTTTAATAATTATTGATTTACTATGTTTACCACCACCTCCATAGTTCTTGATCTATCAATTCATTAGGTGTAATTTTCAATGTTTTGCATAGATTACAAATGACCTTTAACCCTGGATTTTCATATTTACCTTCCTCTAATTCTGTAATATAACTTCTAGCTATTTTACTTTTGTAACTCAATTTTGAAATAGATAAGTTTCTTATTCTTCTATATTCTTTTGTTTTTATTACTGCCACTTGAGGATTCCTCCTTAGGATTTATTCCTCTCAATATTAAACTATAAATTTTCAAGTATTCCTAAAGTTTACTATTTCTTTTAAAAAAAAGTTCGTCTATGGTAGTATCAAAAAAATCTGATATAATCTTAGCCTCATTTAAGGTAAAAGATTTCTTACCATTTTCTTTAAAATTATAAGTATTTAGAGATACCCCTATTAATCTTGCTATATCCTCTTGCTTTGCCCCTCTTAAGCATCTATAAGCCTTTAATTTTTTTGCTGTTGTCATAAAGCTCACCCCTTAATAACTGTTTTTAAGTAAACTATAAGAATACTATTTATATTTTTATTATAGTCAACATTAAGAATACTTTCAACTGCATTTTAACATTTTTCTCAAAAAATATTCTTATAGTTTACATCAGTTTTAAAAAGTCAACATATAGTTTATAATATAGTATAAATAGAGGGGTGAAAAAGTTGGCGGAAATAAAAGATAGGTTAAAATGTGAAAGATTAAGAAAAGATTTAAATCAAACTGAATTGGCAAAATTTTTAAATGTATCAAAACAAACAGTTTCCAATTGGGAAAATGGTAACAGAATTCCTGATACCCTTACCTTATCTAAGTTAGCTGACTTCTTTAATTGCTCCGTAGATTATATTTTAGGAAGATCTGAAAATAGAAATGGCATAATTTCTAAAGCTAATATAGATGGAAGTAATTACGAATTTGAATTAGATAAGAGCATATTTCCAAATGGCATAACTAGAGAACAAATGATAAATTATATTAAGGAATTAGAAGAAAGAAATAAAGAATTAGAAAAAGAAGCTGAGATATCTAGAAAGTTAAAAGAAGCTGGCTTCGATTTTAATCCCGATAAATAAAATATTCTAAAAATTAATTATTTAAAATTAAAATACAAGTATGGAAAACTAACAAATATATATGTATTCATGATGTTATGTTTATAACTACATGAAATTCGTATATGTTTGTTAGTTTTTTATTTTGTCTAAAAAAGTAAATACTTGTCCTAAAATTCTGTATACAGACAATTACATTTTCAATATAAATATGTAATAATTTTCACATAAAGTAATTTAATTATATAAACTTGCAAATTTTATTAAAAGATATTAAAATATATTTGAACACATGTTCGATTTCAGAAAGGAGTCTTAATTTATGTTTAATTTTAGTGGGGTATTAAGTATAAAAAAAGAAGGGGAAATAATATATGAAAAAAAAGATACCTTTACACTGAATAGAAAAAAAACTTCTTGTGAAAAATCTTCTGAGGATAAAATACAATTAGTGCATAAGGTTAATACATAA